GAACTACGTTAGGCTTCTTAGGATGTACGTTGATCTTCCCCACGTACCAGATCAAGTTCTGGATGGAGAACTATCCGTATCATCTCATAGGAAGTTTTGCGATAATCAGGGTCGGACGTTTAATGGTCCGATTGGTCAACCTGATCCATTACCTCAATGGGGTAATAGGCCTGAGATGATGCAAATCATGCAGAGGGTAAAACCTATTGAAGTAACCTGTCTCGGTCGTGTAGTGCCTATTCCGGATAAAGGAAAATTTAGGAATATACTTGTTGGTAACCAAATTCTCCAACTTGCTACAAAAAAGTTAGCAGATTGGTTAAGAAGATGGCTCTGGCAATTACCCGAAATTGCTTCCGGTGACCAGAGTAAGATGGAATCTTTTGCCATAGAAAACCTTGCAAAAGGTAAGTATATGTTGTCAATTGATCTATCTGAAGCCACGGATAGACTTTCTCGTGATTTTCAGATCCAATTACTAACCTCAATGGGACTACCAGATGGATATTTAGGCTTCTTAGATCTCCCATTTTATTATGATCCTTTACTTTTCGAAAAAGGATCAGGTAAAAGGGAACTAAGTTTAGCTCAATATTCCAATGGGCAACCCATGGGCCTGTATATATCTTTTCCTTTATTTGAGTTAGCTCATTACGTCATACTGAAATACTCAGTAGCTACCACGAAGGGCTCTACTTTTTGCATTTGTGGTGATGACGTCATGGTTGCTACCTCTTCAATTGAGGAGGGAAACGTAGTCTTCGAAAGGTATAAAACCCTAGTAGAAAGACTCGGTGGTATCATCTCGGGCCCCAAAACGTTAAAGAGTTTCAAAGCCGCTGAAGGTGTTGGAGCATTATTCTTGAAAGGATATCCTTTTGGAATTAGGATACCTTCTGGAAAGCTCTCTGCACTTGAAGCTTTTACTAAGGAAACATTGGTAGCTGCCGAAGTGTCTAAACTTACACCAATTGGTCGGTCTCTCTTAGTTGCCTGGTTACAAACCAGATATACTAAGGAGTATACCTATCAAATGCGTAAAGCCTCGAACTTCGAACTAGTCACCCGAGACCTATCTCACCTTAATATTATGGCTTTGAGGTCTCTTGTACAACCGGATCAGGACCCTACAATCTACACGATAGAAGATGATAACTATTATTCCTTCTGGATGATGAATCCGGATAGAGAATCAGTTGTCTGCTATCGGTTAGTAGGTAGGACTAAGATCCGTCAACTTTTAATCGATAACAAAATCCTACAACTTATAAAGGAGCAGAGTGATGTCCGATCAAAAAAGTAAGGTGACATATGATTACCAACGAAGGAACGTTCTTTTACTTAAGGTAGCGTTTAAGAAAGGGGATTTTAAATCCTTTCAAACTCTCCTATCTGAGTTACCGAAACAGTATTCCGTGACCGTTGTCACAGACGAACACGGTTCCGAAGAGCTCTTCGTGAACATTCCCGCAAAACCCAAAGAGTAGAGCCTCAAGGTTAACACCAGAGGATATCTCCTTGCCCC